TACTTGATCGTTGTTCTCCGGCAAAACTCTACGAATGGTCACCCGTTCTTGCAGGTGCTAACCCCGACACAGAAGTGATTAGCGTTAAGTCAGAAAAAAAATGCGATGATTGTGAGAATGAAGTGCCGGAGAACAACGATCAAGTAGAGGGAGAAAAAGAAAGCGATGAAAAATGCGATGAGGAAAAAGAAATCAAAATTGATTTCATCAAAACGGAAAAAGGAAAAATCACCCTGCATTTCAGAGAGGGAGGAGAAAAGAAAGTTGTCGCAGGTTTAATTAGTTATAAATATAAAAAATATTTAACAGAGCAAAAGGCTCTAAAAAAGGTCGAGAATAATGTTGAAGTGGGCAAAGCAACCCAAAAAACGCTTCGCATTAGGCAAGTAGCAAAGCAAAATTTAAAAGCAATGCAATACATTTTAAAAATTATAAAATAACTTTAAATTTATGAACCCAGAAATAAAAGAGATTACAATGGACGAATTAAAGGGGATTATGGCTGACTCTGTTAAAGAGGCCATACCTGCTTTGAAGTCCGAAATCTTGTCAGAAGTTAAAGCCGGTTTAAAAGACGAGGCAAAAGATGACTCAAAGGACGATGATGTTGAAAAATCTGCTCAATTTATCAAGGACTTATGCACAGGCAACCTTGAAAGAAAAGCAGTTGACTCAACTTCCTCATCTTTCGGTTATACCGTGCCAACAGAATTGGCCAGTTTTATCTTGACAGCAAAAGACAAGATTGCAAAAATTAGAAAACTAGCTTTCGTTTTCTCAATGAGTGGAAATTTCCAGTTACCAACTGAGGGGACTGGTGTGACTGCTTATTGGGTAGGGGAGAATGACCTTATCACAGAAAGCAACCCAACAATCGGCAAGAAAGATTTAGTCGATTATTATTTAGCTGCAAGAGTTTTAATTCCTCGCAAGTTAATCAATACATCTGCCTATAACATCGTTAACTTTATCGGTGAATTATGTGCAAGAAAATTGAGAGATACAGAGGAAACAGCTTTCGTTGCAGGTGACGGAAATAGCAAGCCAACTGGTTTGAGATTAGCCTCAATCAGTTCAATCCCACAAGCAAGCACAGCTCTAACTTACGATGATATAGTAAATTTATTTTACTTATTGCCGGAACAATATAGGGACGGTGCAGTTTTCATTACTTCTGCAAAGGGTATGAAAGCATTGAGAACAATCGTTGACAAAAATGGTGTGCCAATTTTTGACCTTCGCGATCAAAAAGTTTTCGGACGCCCAGTTGTCGAAAGTGCTGACATTCCTGAAAATTTAGGAAGTGGTGCTGACACAACTGAAATTTATTTCGGCGATATGTGGTATTACTGGATTAAGGACGGAGAAAATATGTTTGTTGACACCGACAAGGTATTGAGCAAATTACAAATTGAATTAGTAGTTGCACAAGCCGTTGACGGAGTTTACACTCTACCGGCCGCGTGTAAAAAAATGACTGGTGTTAAATAGTGCTAAGGCTCATCTCCTCGGAGGTGGGCCTCGTGGACTAATTAACTTAAAATTAAGCTTAAAATTATGGCGAAAAAAATTGTCAAAGAAGTAGCAAAGAAAGAGGAGAAAAAAGATTTTGTCCTCGTTCAATTTATAAAGTGCTTTACTCCTTACATCAAGGGAGAGATTGCCGGTTTTGATGAAAGACAGGCAGACAAATTTGTGAAGTTAGGAGTTGCAGAATATTTTAAAAAATAAAAATATGGCCAAGATTTTGGTTAAATATTTAAAGGGCCTTGAAACTTATGTCCCGGGAGATGTGAGGGCAATCGACAGCGAGTTATATGAAAAACTAAAAGAGGAGGGCATTGTTGAAAAGACAGAGATATTGGAGGAAGTCTTTGACGATAATGTCGAGAAAGATGAGTTGAAAGGCAGAAACATTTTAGATAAAAAATACAAAGAGGGTTTTGTTGATGTTGTTATACCAACAAAAGATGAAAAGAATGTCAAAAGCATAAAAGTATTAAGGGATTGCGAAAAGAGGGGAGAAATCAGTTTGAACATTATGGTCAGAACTTTCAGCGAGCAAGTCGGAGGATTTGCTCGTTCTTGTAATGAGGGGGCAGGTATCAATAAAAATCTCGGGGAGTTTGTTTTGTTTTTAAATGATGATGTTAAAATTGAAAAAGGATTTTTTAAGGAATTGATTGAGCCTTTTAAAGACAAAGAGGTCGGAATGGTAGGAACAAAACAAAGCGAAGTATCTTTTGGAATAAACGGCTCGATTATGTGCATTAGGAGGGAATTATTTGAGATGATTGGAGGATTTGATGAGGGCTATTTCTTTATGTGGGAGGACAATGATATGTGCATAAATATTAAAAAGAGAGGTTACAAAATTGCTATATCAGAGGCAGTCGCAGAACATAGGGGGGGCAAGAGTATAAATGACCAATCGGAATTTTGGAGGGCCAACTTTTATAATGGCAAAAACTATTATGAAAAGAAGTGGAATGACCACAGGAGAATAATTGGCTCGATGATTGTCGGCAATGAGAATGGTCGCTATATGTCGAGGGTTATTTTAGATTTATTTAAAAGAGATTTGATTGATGAAATGGTTGTTGTTTGTGATAACTCGAACAAAGAAACAATCGAGGAATTAGAGAGATTAAAAAAATATTTACCAATCACGATCTACGAGCATAAGTTCAAGCTATTTGGAAAAGCTGAAAATCTGTTGAGAGAAAGAGCAATCAGTTATGCGATAAGCAAAAATCCTTTCGGGATTATACCGATTGACGCTGATGAGTTCTTTGATGAGGAGTTAACAAGGGGAGGGATTTTGAGAATGTTAGAGGAGGGGATTGCTTATGATTTCGTGTTGGCTCATTATTGGGGAGATGAAAAGAGTGTCAGAGTTGACGGGGCTTTCGGTCATCAAAAGAACATTCGATTGTTTAGATATTGTCCGGAGTATAGTCAAAAATTCTTTGATAGAAATTTACATTGTGGCTCGGGGCCTATTTATACCTACCAAAATAGAAAAGAAACAGATTTGATTTTGAAACATTTTGGCTATATTAAAAAGAAAGATGTTGATGATAAAAAGAAAAGACAATTGGAACACGACCCAAAAATGCTATTAGAAAATCCCGACCTTTATAATAGAATGATTAAAGAGGGGGAGATTATAAAATTTAATAAATTAAAATTTTTAAAACTATGGAAAAGCTAAAAAATTACACATTGAAAGTTGAGGACCGAGAATACAATTTCACAGATGAGGATTTGAGCCGTTTATTTTGTGAGCATAACGATTATCAAAAACAAGAGTTCGTTGATGAGAAGTGGAGATTGCTAGATATTAAAAAAGACATCAAGGGGAAAAGCGTTTTGGATTTGGGTTGTAACTCTGGTCGGATTGGTATCAAGTGCCACGAGGCAGGAGTTAAGGACTATACAGGAGTTGATAGCAATTGGAGATATTTAGAGGATTGCCACGATCAAGGAATAAAAGGAGATTTTGTGAGAATGGAATTAAATGACTTTGCTAAAATTTGGAAAAAGAAATTTGATGTTGTCTTGTGTTTGGCGACATTTCACTATATAATAGACAAAGAGGAGTTTATTAAAAAAATGGCAGATATTTCAAAAGAGATGTTTGTTTTAGAGGGGCCGGTTGAGAATGGTGACCCAGAGTTTGCCCCAAAGCAAGAATTGGTTGAGGCTCTTTTAAATAAGTATTTTAAAAGTGTTGAGTTTTGTGGGCCGTCTGTTAGTCCAAGCCCGAAAGCAATCCACTCAAAAAGATTTATATGGAAATGCAAAAACAACTTATAATGATTGGGGGAATACCCTCAGCCGGAAAGACTACGACAGCAAGAATGCTAAAAGATTTATTTGAAATAGAAAGAGAGTTTTGCACAGATTTCGTTTATTTTGAAATCGGGAAAGAGTTGGAGATTTTAGACTTCGCAAATCCGAGAGTTTGGCAAAAAGAAAATCAAGAATTGGTTAGAAAATTAAAAGATAAATATTACAGGAAAATGTTACCAAAGGACAAAAAGGTTTTAATCGAGGGCTATGGTCTGATGTTTGCAGATGATAGAAATATAATCAAGAATATTTACAATGATTACAAATTGACATTTTTTCACAAAGACATCTCGTTTGAGGATTGGTTGAGGCAGAAAGGGGTTGTCGATTGTGAGGAAAGAAAAAAAGAGTTTAGCTATTTAAAGGCGATCTCGACAACTGAAAAAAGCACAATCACAATCAAATAAAAAAAGGAGGTCAAAATGAAAATCAGAAAACAAAATCGCAATCGCAAAGTCGATAAGCGAGCAGACAAGAGGAGGGGAATGAACAGACACCACCTTGTAAATAAATGCAAAGGTGGAAAAGATGACAAGTGGAATATAGCAGTCTTGGATATTGAAAGACATCGCTATTGGCACAGAGTATTTGGCAACAAGTCATTGGAGGAAGTCATCGAACTCTTATTGAGATTTAAAAGATTAAAAGATTATCAAAGGACTTGCCCACCTTGACGGGCTAATTCAAAAATAATTTTAAAAAATATGATTACAAAAGATGAGTTCAAAACATTTGTAGGAATAACATTGAACAATTATGACAATGTTATCGACCAAGTTATTGCAGGGGCTAAAAAGTTTATTGAAAGCCATTGCAATAATGTTTTAATTGAAACCAGTTTGACAGAATATTTTAGCTCTGATGAGGCGATCGAGAATAACAATGACATATTTCTGCAAACAAGGATTAACATTTCAGATTTAAAAGTCTACTATAACTCGGGGACTGAAAGCGTGCCTACTTGGGTCGAGGAGGAAAGAGCAAATTACCAAACATATTTAGAGGAGGGCAGAATTGCCTTAAAATCGGTCAGAGGTAGTGATTTGGGTGGTTTTGGGTATAAAGTGACATACAAGGCAGGTTACACCTCGCTAACAATGCCGGAGGACTTAAAATTGGCCTGTTTGAAGTTATCAAGTGCCATATTTAACAAGAGAAAGGCAGAGGGGCTTAGTTCGGAGAGTTTAGAGGGGGCAAGCGTAAATTTCGCAGGCTCGATGAGTGATGAAATAAAATTGCTACTTAATAAATATAAAAGTTTTACTGTATGATATTTTTTGAACAAACAATCTCGGTTTATAGATTAAATATTTACTCTACAACCGAGCAATACAAACTTAATGGACAAATAACAGGAATGATTTTGCCAGTCAAGGCAGAGGACACAATGTTAATGGAGGGCGATCCGTCAAAACAATTCAAGTTGGTTTGTGATGTCAATGAGGATTTAAAAGAGGCAGACAAAATTGTTTGTGAGGGGGAAACTTATATTGTCAAAACAATTCGAGTTTTTAAATTGAGAGCATTAGAAAGGATTGAGGCTTTTATTTATAAACCGAACAATTAAAATATGGCTTTTGAAATCAAGGTCGACAATTTAGATGAGTTGCAGAGATTATTTAAAAGATTTCCTGCGATCGTTGGGGAGGAGTTAAAATACACGGTCAAAGAAGTTGCGTCGTTGATTTTAGAAACAGAAAAAAAAGAGGCCCCGATTGGAAGTTATAAGGGGGGAAATTTGAGGAGAAGTATTGAGATGAAATTGTTTAATATTGGGGCGATGATAGGTCCGGGAAAGTCTGCAAATTATGCCTTATATGTTCACGAGGGAACTGGAATTTTTGGACCAAAAGGAAGTTACATCACTCCAAAGAAAGCAAAGATGTTAGCGTTTAGAGGTCGAGACGGGAGAATGGTTTTTGCCAAAAGAGTTGCCGGACAAAAACCAAATCCATTTGTGCAGAGAACTGTCGACCAAACAGAGGCAAAAGTAAATTCAATAATAGATAAAACAATAAATAATATTTTACAAAAAATATGAGAAATCAACTAACAACAGCAATTTATAACAAGCTCAATTCGATTACCGGATTGGTTGGCAATGTTTATAAATTCAACAAAGGAGGATTTGATAAATACCCCGTTGCAGTAATACTTGGGTCGGACTGCGATCGGGAGAAAGATAGCGTCAAGACAATTAAAAAGACTTATAAATTCAAGGTCAAGATTTTGCAAGAAGTAAATGAGGAGGCAAGAGGACAAGAGGCCGGAGAAAGTCTTTTGATAAATTTAGCAGATTTGATTGATGACGCTTTCGAGAATGATGACACCCTCGGGGGTATCTGTGACGATGTATCTTTGACATCTGTTTTTATGTGGGAGGACAGAGAGTTGTTGATGAGAGGTGTTGACCTGCAAATTGATTGCAGAAAGCTAAAACAAATATCTTAAAATTAACTTTATAAATATGGCTATTAAAAAATTCGAGGACAAGGGGTTGAGGCCGGAGAAAAGATTGCCGGAAAATAAAAAAAATGCTATAATTGAAACAAAGGAGATTGAGTATTGTTACCCCGATTATGGTGTGACAATAAAAGCAACCTCGAAAGAGGAGGCTGATAAAAAACTAAAAGATTTTAAAATTAAATAAAAAAAATATGAGCGAGATTTTAAAAAGACGATTTAATGTGGGCGTCGGAAAAGAAACCACAAGAGGAACAAAGGTCACTCCTGCAATGTGGTTAAAGTTAACAACAGAGGAATACAATGACGAGATTGAGCCAGTAGTAACAGAGAGAGGAATGGGAGTGATTGAGGACAGCGACGATCAAGTCGTTGCAAAAAATTTCTCGGCAGGAAATGTCGGGGGAGAAGTGTTTGACAAGTCAATCGGTTATTTTTTACTGGGTGCTTTCGGTCAAGTAAATTCTGCCGGAAAGTCTGGGGACGCCGGAGTTTATGAGCATACCTTTGCAGTTTTACAATCTGCATTGCACCAATCATTGACTCTTGAAATTAAAAGAGGAGACATCGAACAAAAGGCTTTCGCAAATGTTGTTGTTGATAGTTTTAAATTATCAGCAGAGGTCAACGACTATGTTACCTTTGAGGCCTCATTGAGAGGAAAGGCCGGAGTTGCCGGAACTGCTACCCCGAGCTATGTTGCAGAAAATTATTTCTTGGCAAAAAATATCTCGGTTAAATTAGCCGATACTCTTGCAGGGCTTAGTTCAGCAAACAAATTAGATGTCAAAAATTTTGAGATAGAAATATCAAAAAATATTGAGGACAAAGATGTTTTGGGAACTGACGGGCCTGCTGATTTCTTAAATAAACAATTTACAATCGAGGGAACAATGGAATTGTATTTTTCAAGTGTTTACGAAAGAGATTATGCAATACAGGGATTAGCCAAATCAATGAGGATTGAGTTGGAAAATTCAGCCGTCACAATCGGAACAACCTCTCACCCAAAACTTGTCATTGACCTTGCAAAAGTAAAATTCAGCGAGGCAAAAGTATCGGGTGGAAATAATGACATTGCAAGTTTGTCTGTATCGTTTAAAGGATTTTACTCACTAACAGATAGCAAGAGCATTGAGGCGATATTGACCAACACACAAGCAAGCTACTAAATTAAAATAAGCCCACTCAATTCGGGTGGGCTTTTTTACAAAATAATTTTAAAATTATGGTGCTACAAATCACAAATGCAGAAGTGCATATCAAGGAGAAACTAACTTGGGGACAAAGAGAGGAGTTGGTCAAAGAGATGTCGAAAGGCGTCAAGATTAACGAAATGGGTATCAAGGAAATTGACACAGGAATAACTTTTGACTCAAAGTATAAGTTGCTCGAAATCGCAATTGAAAAGATTGTTGATAATCAAGGAAAAGAAATCGCCTACTCAAAAGAATGGGCCTACAATTTAGAGGTTGAGGACGGAGATAAAATTTTCAAAGCAGTTGACGAATTATCGGGAGGAATATTTGGGAATAAAAAAAAAGAGCAAGCGACTTCGATTTAAGAAAACAATTGAAAGGGGAAAAAGTCCCCGATGACATTGTAATAATGGAAATGTTTAGCGAGAGATATGGTTGGACGATCAATGAAATTAGAGAACAGCCAATCGACATAATCTTGCAATATTTAGAAATTTTAAATGTTAAGGGCCGACTCGAAAGAGAGGCTAACAAGAAAAAATAACTATGGCAGTAAAAGACCTAACAATTTTAATAAATGCGAAAGATGAGGCCTCAAAGACTCTCGGGGGAATTGAAAAGACACTCAAAAATTTAGAGCCTCAATTTAAAAGAATATCGCAAGTCGGTGCGATAGGTTTTGCTGCACTTTCTGCCGGAATTGGAAAGACGGTGCAAGACGCGTCAGAATTTCAAAGCATAGCAACATCTTTCGAAAGATTGTCAAAAGACTTCGGTGCGTCGGGAGATGAGATGTTGGAAAAATTGAACGAAGTGTCAAAGGGAACAATCGCAAATAAAGATATAATGCTCTCCGTAAATAAGGCGGCAGCTTTGGGTGTTGGAGATAGTATGGAGGACATCGCAAAGTTGTTGGAGATTGCAAGGGTCAAGGGAATGGCCCTTGGTTTAGACACAACACAGGCTTTTAATGATATGGTTACAGGTATCGGTAGAGGGTCGCCTCTTATTTTAGATAACTTGGGTATTATTACAAAAGGCTGGGCAGAGGAGGCAAGTGCAATGGGTGTTGCAATGGACGCTCAATTTATAATGAACAAAATTTTGCAAGACGGTTCAGCAGAGTTGGCAAACATCGGAGAGGTTATGTTAACACCGGCAGAAAGATTGCAACAAATGTCAAAGCAATTCAAAGACCTTTCTGCTGATATTGGAGAGGTGTTTTTGCCAATTATGCAAGATGTCATCAATGCAGTTTTGCCAGTAGTTCAAACATTCGCAGAATGGGTTAGAAACAATCAAGAGTTAGTCAAAAATATTGTTTTGATAGCAGGTGGAGTTCTCGGACTAATGGCAGTATTATTTCCTATCTTAAAAGTTATTACAACAATGATTTCGTTGGTTAAAATGGTCGGGGTTGTTATAACTGCATTGTCATCTCCGATCGGATTGGTTGTGTTGGCCCTCGTTGCACTCGTTGCTTTCGGTTGGGTTGTTTATCAAAATTGGGACAGCATAGTCGCAGGAATTCGTTTGATGTGGGAGGGATTACTAGAATTTTTTAACATAGTTGGCGAGTTTATAGTGGGATTGTGGCAAAGAATATTTGATTTTTTTAATGTGATTGGCACAAGCATAATGGGGGTATGGCAAAGAGTTTTCGATTTCTTTTCTGCCTCGATTGCTTGGTTTGGAAATGTCGCAAATAAAATCGGGGAATTTTTTACAAAGGTTTTTGAAAGTATAGGGGAAGTGATAAAGAATGCTTTTAAAAGTGCAGTCAATTGGGTTATAGATAAATTAAATTGGCTGATTAAAAAGTTTAACGATCTTGTCATCGGTGGCATAAATTTAGTCCCGGGGGTCAATATAAATAAAATCAATACAATACCAAAATTAGCAGAGGGAGGAATTGTCACACAACCAACCCTTGCTTTAATCGGAGAGGCCGGACCGGAGGCAGTTGTGCCTTTGGGCAGAAATACAGGAATGGGTAGCACTTTTAATATTTATTTAAACGGGACATATCTTGATAGACAAGCAGGAGAAAAGGTTGGCGATATGATTATCAAGAAATTAAAATTGAGTAATGCTTTATAGTATGGATTTACAAGTTTACATCAATTCAATAGACAAAACAGATTTAATCGATTGGCCGTCATTTTCAATCGAGGACAATGTTGACGAGCAACCTAACACTTGCTCTTTTGTCGTTAAGAAATATACAGGCCAAACATACTCTCCAAATGTCAATGATGAGATTGAGGTTTTTGACGGAGTTGATAAAATATTTGCAGGGAGAATTTTATCAATAGGGAATTCAATCGAGGGAGATGTTGTTAGTTATGAGGTCGGTTGTAAAGACTACACATCAGAATTGGACAGGATTTTGGTGACCGATAGTTTTACAAGCACAACTGTCGGAGAGGTCATTGAGTATATTATCGACAATTACACTTCGGGGATTACTTATGACAATGTCGATTGCTCAATAGCAGTAAGCAAGATTGTTTTTAATAAAATGACAATCTCAAAATGTATTTCAGAACTTGCTCGATTAGTAAACTATAATTGGTATATTGATTATGACAAGGACATTCACTTTTTTGTTAAGAATACAGAGATTGCACCCTTTTTGATTTCTGATAATTCAAAAGATATAATTGGCGATAGTTTAAAATTAGAAAATGATTTGAGCCAATTGCGAAATTCTGTGACAATTAGAGGGGGAGATAAGGTTGCAACAAACACAAGAACAAAAACTCATATTGCTGACGGAATTCAAAAGACATTCAATACAGATTACAAATTCGCAAGCAGACCAATCGTTCGAGTTGATAGTGTCGCCGTGACCGTTGGGACTGAAAATTTGGACCAGTCGGGATTTGATTGCTATTGGGATTATAATCAAAAATACATTCGATTTGATGTTGCACCTACATCTACCCACGAGATTGAAATTGAGGGCTACCCACTTATACCGATTATTGTGCAGGTTGAGGATTTGGCAAGCATTTCTACTTATGGGAGATTTGAGTTTGCTAAAACAGATAAAACAATCAAGAGTTCAGAGGAGGCAAAATTGTATGGGGAGGCTCAATTGGAGGCTTATGGTCGGTCAATTCGTGAGGGTGGATTTCGGACCTATACAAGTGGCCTAAAAAGTGGCCAAACATTAACAATAAATATTACCGGATTAGTTAGCGACTCTTTTGTAATTCAAAGGGTGACTCTGTTGATGATTACTCGGACAAAGGGCGAGTGGTCGGTGGAGTTGGCCACATTGAAAACAATGGGGATTATTCAATTCTTACAAGACAAGTTGCTCAATGACAATAAAAGGGTTGATTTTAACGAGGACGATGTTTTGGAGAAGTATTATCAAGAGAGTGCAGAAATAGGCGTCACAGAGCAGATTGGGCCAATGGAGGCGATAGGAAATGACCACAAGACAATTGAGATTGAGGAGGACATCGCCAAAGACCCGTTTGACCCGTCAGAGTTGGAGTTCGTTTTGTGTCCTTATACTCCGACCGGAAATGATGACAAAAAAAGAGAGTTTTTGCTCGACAGGGGATTATTAGCTTAAAATTAAAAATAAATTTATGAAAAAAGGTTTGAAAAATAAAGTCGGGGTGTTGGGAGAAATCACAGCGAAATTTCACGATCAACGCACCTTGACAGAAAAACAAAAAGCCAAAAACAAAAGATTGGATTTTTGGAGATATAATGTGATTGATAAATTGCCGAGTGCAAAGTTGAGGAGTTTTTTTTACAAGAGATTTATCGGTGCTTATAGTTTAGGAAAATTGACCAAAATTCACAAGAGAACAAATGTGATTTGCAATGCCGGATTTAATACCATTACAAAAAGATTGACTGGTGACGCAAGTTTTGAGTGCCATATTAACAAGGCTTTATTGGGCGACGGAGTTGGAAGTGCCTCTGCAAGTGACACAACCTTAATCAATGAAGTTTACAGAAATGATGTTGCCTCTGCTACTGATGACAGCAACAAAGCGATCTTGACTGTTTTCTTTACAGAGGGAGAAGTGTCGGGAACTTTCACAGAGTTCGGAAATTGTATTGACGGAGAGGCCGGTGCTGATACCGGAGAATTGTGGTCGCATATAACTGGGCTTAATTGGGTTAAAGACTCGAACACAGCTCTGTTAATTTCTTGCAAATATACCTTTCAAAGTGTATAGCCAAAAATTAAAATTTATGCTAAAATAAAGTTATGAAAGAAAAAATTGACACAACCGAAAAAGAAATCAAAGAGGAAAAGAAAAACAATGTTTTAGTTGTTGAGGTTGAAGTTGAGGGAAAGGCTGACGCCTTTGAAATCGTGAGTGAGCTTGGATTTTTTCACAAAGTTCTCCGTGCTAAATTCGGAGATTTTGACGAAAAATTTGATGATAAACATAAACCTGCAAATTTTACTCGCAAGAAAGTTGAAAAAACAAAAGATGTGCGAGATGTTAAAAGCGAAATTGTGCAGGAGGCTAAAAAATTAACAAAATAGATATGGGACTAGATAAATACAAATTTAATCCGGGAGAAAAATTGCCGGCAGTAAATGTGAACAGCATAGACCCCGACAATGTTGTTGCGTTATCGCCTGCAAAATTGATTGGTGGAACAAGTGTTGTTATTGCGAATTTTACAGCCCTTAGAACTGGTGCAAACAATGGTGCTTTTAAGGCGACAATAGATGGCGTTCAAAGAAATGTCGGAGTTGATTTGACAAGTTTTGTTGCGTCTAAATTGGAAAAAACAAGTTCTGATTTTGACAATAGAACATACAGCAGTCGAAAATTTGGTCAATCTTTTACGCCAACAACAAATCCATATGTGTCTACCGTTAGAATTTATTGCAAAAAAAGCACAGGCTCCCCAACTGGGAATGTTCTTGTCGGGATTTATAATGTCACCGGGACGACAGTTGATTGGGCAAATCCAGTAAAACAGGTATCAGTCCCAACCGCCAATTTCTCAACATCTGCGAGTCTTGTGTCTTTTACTATGAACCAAGAATTGGAGGCAAATAAAAGATATTTTTTAGGTGTTTATTGTGATTTTGTATCTGGCAACAATTATGGTTTAGATGTTTATTTCCATAGCACAAGTCCAATTGCCGGAGAGTTCGCTTTGTGGCCAGATTATAGCACGGGGGGGGCAATGAGGTGTGAAATAAATTTCCCTGCCGGAGAGGCTTTGTTGTCAAAAATAATACAATCAGAGATAAGAACTGAAACCGGAAAAAATGAAATTGTTTTGTGGAATACAAACCATTTTGAAATATTTTGTGACGGGGGTGCAAAGAGTTCAATTTTAAAATTACAAGCACCAAGTTCTGGGACTGACATTTCAGTCGCGACTTATTTAGATTTAGGTGCTAATGCAACAGAGGTTGCAGGTCAGGGAGATGATTACAATTTGATTAGGCTTGGAAATGATAATCAAATAAACGCAGAAATAAGAAACATAACTCCAATAGCAGAATTTAAAACAAGGGCGATCGGGACAACATATCAAAACACAAGCAAAAAAGCCTTGATTGTTTATGCAGTTATTGATTTATATAGTGGAACTACTGCAAGCCATTATGCACAAATAGACGCATTTATTGGCCCAACTGACACGCCAAATATAAATATTTTAAGGGCAAGAAATTTAATCAATGACTCAACTGCTGATAATACTCAAACATACCCAATCACATTTATTGTCCCGCCAAATTATTATTACAAAATAACATCTACTTTAAGCACCGGAACAGCAACACTTAGTTTGTGGCACGAGGCAGAGTTATAGGTGGGGGTATATACAAAAATGTCAATAGGGTCTTAACATAAATGTCAAGAGGGTATTGTCAAAAATGTTAATATAATAATATAACTTAATATTATAACTTAATACAAACATATGAAAAAATTTTTTGAACAAATTTGGTCAGTAATAAAGGGATTTATAACATCAAAGAAATTCGAAACTTATTTGTGGCAATCTCTTAATGGTTTGGTTTTGGTTTTGATTGCCTATTTACAGGATTTGAGTTTTTGGTGGATTGTCCCTGCAATTGGATTATTAAATTATTTAACAAAATGGCTAAACTTAAAATATCTAAAATCTTAAATGTTATTTTTGGTTTGCTGATTTCTTTTATTGCGATCTCGGTGATTTCGTTTTGTGCATTTTGGCTTTATATATTTGTGCAAGTAATAAAAGAGTTTTATTTTTAAAAATATGGAAGTATTACAAATCATCGTTCAATCAATAGTCACTTTCCTTGCAGGAGTTATGGTCGGGGGAACTCTCCAACATAAATATGGGTGGCTCGATAAAATTATAAATATTTTAACTTAGAAAAGCTATGCAGGAGGCTAATAACGGAAAGCACGCAATGAAGTGGTTTGTGACTATTGTGTCCTCTTTGTTGTTGGTATTTTCAACAATCATCAGAGCAATCGGAGGACAAGGGGCAGATGTGACTCTTTGCACGGTTTTCATCACTATATCGGGATTAGTGTGGGGTGCAAATATCGTTGACTATTTTAAAAAAATAAAATAATACTTATGCAATTAGCAGAGGAAAAATTTGGGACAGGTCTTGGAAAGCCAACGATCGATGAGAGGGACAAACTTTTCGCAAGTGTTGGGCCTTTTGATTGGGAGTTGGGCTTTGACATAGAATTGTTGCTCGGCTATCGAGCCAGTTGCTCGTCAGAGGAGGAATTTTGGGGCGTAGGAGGTCGAAATGCTTGGGGGGTGGCTCGTTATAGAGAAATCGTCAAAGAATGCAAGGAGAGGCAAATTGAGCCTTTTAAACTGCCAATAAAAAATCAAGGGCAGTCATCATCTTGCACGGGTCAAGGATTGGGCTATTATTTAGAGGTTTTAAATTTCATTGAAACCGGAAAATACATTGAAATCTCGCCTCGTGATATTTATGCCTACATTTCGCTCGGTAGTGGTCAAGGTGCTTATTTGAGGGACGCTTTAAAATTGTCTTGCGAGAGAGGTGTCGGCACGGAGGAATTAGTGCCTTGTTATCATAAAATAAAAATGGACTACGGGGAAGTTAGAAATCCTTACAGCGAGGCAGAGTATTTGGTCAAGCCTGTTGAAACAAAAGAACTCAAAGCGATCAGAGAGGCCTTGCAATCAAAAGAGTATCGGACCATAACAGGATTTCAAGATTTGATGAACAGAATGGCTTGGGAGATGTTACTTGGGTTTGGCACTTATTTCGGAGTTGACGGAGTTAACAATGGGACTTGGACTTCTGAATACCCACAACCACCGAAAGAGGGTCAGCAAGTTCAATGGAAACACGCTTTGTTTGGTGGCAAGTGTGGTCTAGATAAAGACAAAAAGCCTTTTATTTCGCCAATCAATTCTTGGGGAAATATCGGGGTCAATGGTTGGCAAAAATTAAAACAAAACTATTTTGATGTCTTTGGAGTTTTTACTCCTTGGACCTTAATTGATAAAAATAATAATTGGAACAATATGTCTACAATAAAAACAAATGTTAAAATTTTAAAAGACAAGAATGGGCCGGCAGTTGGTATTTGGCAACCTGCTATTTCGCCGGAGGCATTAACAAGTTTATGCCTTAATTTCGGAATTGAAGTGCCAAAGAAAACAGACGGCTCTATTGACTGGGAAAAATTGATTGACGGAGAATTCGAGCAAAAAAATTAGTAATAATCCCGAGAGGGTTTTATTATATTGGTGGATTATGATTGAGGGCCACTCCTCCCGATTTTCATAATCGGCCACGCCATAAGCAAAGACACTCCCTCGGGGGTGTTTTTGTGTTTAGAGGGGCTGTGGAAAAACTGGCTCTTTTTTTTATTTATTTTTTAATATTTTTTAAATAGCCCTGCTAACGATTGATTTTATTGGGTTTTAAAGACTTGCGAAAGTTTATAAAAAGGTTTATAATATAGTTATAAAGATTTAAAAATTAAAAAACAAAAAAATGAAAATTACAAAAGCAACATTTAAAAAATTAGTTAGAGAGGGGATTGAGAGAGATAACATTTACATCAAAAGAATTTCAGCCTTTGACGGACAAATTGACGGGACAAGATATTTAGACGGAGGATTTACAAAAACACAAAAAAGAGATTTCAGCGAAAATACATTGGGAGTTGTCGGGATTTGGTTGGTTGGTGGTGGTCGTGATTATTTCGAGGGTTACGAGGACGACCAATTCGCAGGAATTGAGGTCAGCAACTCTTGTGGACATTTCATCGTAGCAGTTAAAAAATAATTTATAAACTGGGGGAGTTAACCCTCCCCCGATAATTTCAAAAATATGAAAAAATACATTGTGAGAAGTTGGTTAACATCAGAGGCAAAAAGAATAGAGAGAAAGTGTTTGCAAAACTTTGGTCGGAGTTTAGCATTCACAGCAATTGAAAGAATATTGTCGGACGGGGCAATCTTGGAAGTAACAGAAAAAGGCCTCGTGCTAATCGATATTGAAAAATACAAAGAGAATAAAGAAAAGTATTTGAAAGAGATTAACTTAAAAATTAAATAAAAAATGCTTATGAACATCAATCCCTATTTACCACTTAATCATCAAGACATCGATGACTTACCTCCAATCGAGGAGGAGGACAACGATGATAATAATTAAAATATTTTTATGAAAAATCAAAAAAGATTTTACAACACAAAAAAAAGGAAAACAAAAAAAAGAGTTTTCAAAATTCAGCTGATTTCAATTCTGCTGATAATCTTGGGAGTATCAATCACGATCTTGATTAACTTCGAAAAGTTAAAGGGGGACATTGAAAAATTATCAGAGCAAAAGGTCGGAGTTGAAAAGCAAGAGTTGGTCGAGGTCATCAAGATTGAAAGTGAAACAATTCGAGAAGTGACTGCCTATAACTTGGGCGACCAAAATCAAAACTGGGGCGACCCTTGTGTCGGGGCCTCAAACAAAAATCTTTGTGAGAAAGTCGCAAAGGGAGAAAATATTTGTGCCGCTAATTTCGTGCCCTTCGGGACAAGGTTGCAAATCATTGCTGATAATGGTTGGGAGATGACTTGTGTCGTTGAGGACAGAATGAACTCTCGCTATTCCAATCGGGTCGATATAGCGATGAACCTTTGGGAAAAGGAAAGAGCATTGAAATTCGGAGTGCAGAGATTAACAGTTCGAATTTTGGGAGATAGTTTTACAATTAACAAATAGATTTATGCTTTATCGAGTTGGCGACATTGTCGCAAAAAACAATGATTTGGGAAATACAAGGGAGGTCGTTGGAGTAATGCCGGAGATTTATTACACGACAAGCAAATCAAGTGAAACAAAGCAGAGGGTCTTTTATAACACAAGATTTGACGGGGAGTTTATGCACACCGGAAGTTGCCAAAATAGTCATTTGTTGAAATGGGGCAGGCTAATAAAAAAATAATTTTTAAAAATAATAAAAAAATAAATTTATGACAAAAGAACAAGAAAAAAGAAAAATGGCAATGGAGGAAATATACAAGCAAATAGTTTTAGACGAAAGCCTAAAAAAAGAAATAGAATACTGCTCTTTTCTTTGTGTGCAAAAAAGAGATGTGCAATTTCCGAGTGAGGCGTTAAAGATTGAGATGATTAAAGAGTTCTCCAGTTTTGCTTGGGGATTGATTACAATTCTTTTACACAATAAAAAAATAATGGTTATAAAATAAATTTTAAAATTATGATTACAAAAAAAAGAGTGATTGAAATCGTTGACAATTACGATTTCGGAGATTACATCTCGCTTGATAGTTTAATCAGATTAACAGCAGACAAGTTCGAGGAGTTAGGATTTCAATTTTATTGGGTTGATGACAATGGGCTTTGGGCGATAGCTTTTAATAATAAAAGCAAAGCAATAAAATATGGGGCAATAGTCTTTGATTGGGAGGTTAAATTTCAAGAGGGGGATTACGAGGAGAAAAGAAATGAGGTCATTGATTTACTTCTCGATTATGCTCAAAGGTCGGACTACTACAATCGATTAAAAATTGAAAAAAAAGAAATAGCAAGAAATAGCAAGAAAAAAATCAGAATGAAAGACAATCAAGTTTTGGCAGACTTTATGATTAGGAGATTTGTCGATGTGATAGTTGATTACAAGGACATCGAATTTAATCAAAAGAGTGCATTGATTGCTCGTGTGCAAAATTTAAAAATTAAATAATTTTACAAGTATGGAATTTACAACAAAAAAACAATTAGAGAATTTAGACAATGGATTACTTATGAGGGAGGCAGAACTTTTGAGAAAGTTTGCAAATCGTTGTCGGGAGGATTTGTTGATAATCAAGGAGGAGGCAAGCAAAAGAATTGCAAAAGGGACAATGGAAATGTATGACGGAGATTTTGAAATGGCAGAGGACAGAGAATTGCTAAAAGAGGCAATCGGATTGCTTTCTCAATTAGACAATATCGTTGAGGAGATGTTGCCGGATTGGAGGTCGAGTTCGGATTTGATTTTACATATTGGGGATTTCTACAATAAGGTTGAAAATGATGACGATCTTAAAAAACATTTATGATTTACTATTGCAAGTTAAAGGTTGAGAGAATTCCGGCAGGAAAAGTTTTGCATTATTGTTTGAAAAGGAATTGTTGGGCCTTAAAAATGCTCAAAAACTCAAAAGAATTAGCGAGATTAGAAAGACTTGCAAAGGTTAAAAAAAAGGTGTATAATAATAACATAATAAAGTAATTAAAAAATATGATAAAACTACCACTAACATCGAGAGAGGAGGACATCTACATTTATATTATGGGCTATATTGTTGACAATGGCTACTCGCCAACAAGACAAGAGATAGCCAATCAATTTAAGTTCAGTCCGACAGCCTCTCAAAAATTTCTTGATAGCTTGGAGGCAAAGGGGAGAATTCGGCTCATCAAGAAAGAGGGAAAGAGATTGAACAGAAATATAGTTCTAAAAAAATAACTTAAAATTAAATTTGATTTTATGGCGAAAACAAAGACCACTGCGAAAAAAGCAGTCAAAAAAGTTAAAAAGGAGAAAGTTCAAAAAGAGGAGAAAGTTGTTAATGGCGATATTGTCGTTCATAATCCAACCAATCCAACACAAGAGTTCGTTATCGCGTCAGAGTTGGCCGATGATGAGCAAATCGAGGCAGAACTAATGGGAAAAGCAATGGAACATTATGTCTACGCTTTCGACCAACAAGGAAAACAAGTCACGGGGTTAACTGTTGCCGGTGTCAATGAAATGAGCCGTCAGTTAACAAGAAAAAAAGACTCGGGCATTAAAATTCGCATTGTCCCCGACAGCATAAAGATTGAGAGAAATGTCGAGGAAAATGGAGAGCTTGGAGTGAGTGTGATTTTAATGGCAGAGAATATGATTTCGGGGGAAACTGCTATCGGTGCAAAGTTTGAGCCTTTTAAAAAGAAAGGTCGCAATGGCTCTTATGAAAACACCTTTGCTTTGGAGAAAGCAGTCAGCAAGGCCGAGAGAAATGCCAAAAGAAAGTTAATACCGGAAAAGGTTGCGATCGAGATGATTAAAAAGTTTGTAAAGGTTGGGGGAGTTCAAAATTTACAAGCACCAGTCACAAAGCAAATAGCACAGCCAAAATCAGAGGAGGGGGCAGACTATTTGAGCAAGTTAATCGCTTTACTTGCGAGAGAGGCCGGTGTTACTATAAACGCAAATACATCAAAAGCAGATTGGAGAGATTTGATTGATTTGTTTAATGAGTATACTGGAAATAATTTGAAATCTTTTAAAGTCGGACAAGATGTTGCGAAAAAATATCTTTTTCAATTTCTAAATTGTCCTTTAATGCTTAATAAAAAATAAATATGTTGATGAACAAAGCAGACCAAATCTTAATGAACGAGGCTCGAAAAGTAAAATCACAAATCGAAAGAAAGAAAAAAGAGATTTACAAATTAGAGGCCGAGTTGAGAGAGATTGAGGCGAGGATTAAAAAATAATTTTATTTATATGGCGAAAACTAAAATTGTAATACCGGACAAGGTTTACAAGAAATATGACGGGAGTGTCACAATTGATTTTTATGAAAAATACGGACGCTATAATCACATTTACATCAGGAGGGAAAATCAAGAGTGGCTAACATCGGTCACAAAGGCGACCGGAATATTAGACAAACCGGCTCTTATACCTTGGGCCGTGTCAGAAATGGAGAAAAGAATTTTGTTGACATTTAATCAAGGGAAAAAAATCACAAACTATGACATATCTCTCGCAAAAAATGCTTGGAGGGAGAAAAGAGATGACTCGGCCGACAAGGGGAAAATCATTCACGATTTAGCCAGCAAGACAATAGATTTCCACTTGGGAAAATTAAAAAAAATGCCAAAAATTCCTAAAATTCAAGAAGTGGAAAATGGCTACCTAGCATTTTTGCAATGGGTCAATAAGCATAAAGTTAAATTTATCGAAACAGAATTGCTTGTTTACTCTAAAAAAAATGATTTTGTCGGGACATTAGATTGTATCGCAGAGGTTGACGGGAAATATTGTTTGATTGATTTCAAGACCGGCAATGGAATTTATTGGGAAATGCTTTTGCAAGTGAGTGGTTATGCTATCGCCCACGAGGAGGAAAGCAAGAAAAAATTTGATAGTTGTTGGATTGTTAGATTTGGAAAAGACACAGCAGATTTCGAGTGCAAGGAGTTTAAGGCAACCCCAAAACTTAGAAAAGGTTTTCTGTCTTGTCTTTATTTAGCACAGCTAAAAAAAGAGGCAGAGGCAATTATAAAATAATTTTACAATTATGGCATATGTCAAGGTTTGCTCAAAGTGCAAGAAAGAACTTAACATCAATCTTTTTTATAGGGACAAACAAAAAAAAGACAAACTCTCGTCTGCTTGCAAAAATTGTCATTTAATATCACAAAGAGAGAGGTCCGAAAAAATAAGAGAATATCAAAATTGTTATAGAAATAAAAACAGGGAGGTTGTGAATTTTAGAGAAATGGCGAGATATAAAAAGAAAGGGCCGAGCAGATTGTTTGGTGATAAAAATCCAAACTGGAAAGGAGATTTTGTTGGAATTATTGCCCTGCATAATTGGGTTAGGAGGAGAAAGAAAAAGACAGATTTTTGCGAGTGTTGTAAGAATACGAAACCGATTGACCTCGCAAACATTTCGGGAGAGTATAAAAGAGATGTTGATGACTTTGAGTGGCTTTGCAGAAAGTGCCATATGACAAAAGATAAAAGATTATTAAATTTAAAACAATATGCATTATAGAGAGACTTGCGACTGCTGTGGTGGAGTGGTCACAGCATATACTCACAATTTAAACTTGCCACTCGTCAAAGCATTGAGGCAGTTAGTTGATTTTTATGAGAAAACAGGAAAGGTCTGCAATCTACAAAAAGACCTTAGCCTTAACTACAATCAGCTTGCTAATTTTCAAAAGCTACAATATTTTGATTTAGTTTTCAGAACAGCAGAGGGTTGGGGGCCGACAGAAAAGGGGACAATGTTTATTTATGGGGAAACAACAATCAAAAATCCAGTTGCTACTTTTAAAAATGTTGCTATACCTTATGACCACGAGGCTTGGAGGACACACAAAACCGAGCCGGTCGATTTGTCGGTCGATGAGGTGGACCAATTTAGCTATAAAAGACGGGAGGACTATCAAAAAGAGAAGTCCCCACAAACTAATTTATTTTAATCAAAAAATATGAACAAAATCATTTTAATTGGAAACTTGGCAAAAGATGTCGAGTTGAGAAATACACAAACAGGAAAGCTTGTCGCCTCCGTTCCTTTGGCAACAAATAAAAGGTGGGTTGACGATAGTGGTCAAAAGCAGGAGAGGGTATCATTTCACAATCTTGTTATTTGGGGAAAGGCCGGAGAAACCTTTGCAAAGTGGTTATCAAAAGGCTCAAAGGTTGCGATCATTGGAGAAATGACTTACGAGAATTATGAGGACAAGAATGGAATTAAAAAAATAATGGCAAAAGTCATCGTTAACGAGTTCGAGTTTTTAGGTGGAGGAAATAAGCAGGAGGACTCAAAGCCTCAAAGCACGGAAGTTGATGACGATGTTAATGAGATAAGGATTGAGGACATTCCTTTTTAAAAATTAAATATAAAAAAATGAAAAACAAAATCGTTGCAGTTCTACTTTGTTTTTTTCTCGGAGGGTTAGGAGTTCATAGATTTTACTTGGGTAAAACTGGGACAGGAATTTTAATGCTCTTTACTCTCGGGGGATTTGGTATCTGGTCATTGATTGACTTCATTGTCTTGATTTCAATGTCAGAGCAGAAATTTAATCAAAAATATAATTAAAAAAAATCTTTATGGCACAAGAAATAATAAAACTAAATACACAGGAGGCAATCGATGAGGCGAAAGTGATTGTTGATGATATGGCAAGCAATTCGAGAATTGTTGTCAATTCACAACCAACCTTTGAAACAGCAAAGGAGATAATGATTAAAGTCAAAGGAGTTAGAAAAGAAGTGACCGAAAAAAAAGAGGCAATCACAAAACCTTTGAATGAGGCATTGAAAAATACTCGGGCATTATTTAAACCAATCGAGGACAAATTGGATTTAGTCGAGGGTTGGGTTAAGGACCAAATGCTTAAATATAGTCAAAAACTAATCGCAGAGCAAAGAAAGAGAGAGGAGGAGGCATTGAAAAAAATCGAGGAGGCAACCGAGAATGATGTTGAAATAAACACAGAGAAACTTGCAAAATCAGTTGAGAGGGTTGCTGAAAAGGTCGAGGCAATAAAAACAAGAAAGGTCAAGAGATTGAACATTGTTGACCAAGAGAAAATCCCGAGGGCTTATTTAGTGCCGGACGAGGCTAAAATCAAACAAGCTCTTTTAAATGGAGAAAAGGTTGCAGGTTGCGAAATCATCGAGGAGGAGATTGCAATTAACAGCTACTAATATGAAATTTTTTGGAAAAAAAATCAAAGGCAGAGTGCAATATAATAATCCAATCAAGGTCAAGGAGTATGTTGACCAGTTGAAAGACGGCCAAGAAGTTCAGATTGAGATTAAGCTAAAAAGGAATTTTCGAAGTGTGAGCCAAAATTCTCTTTATTGGTTTTGGCTCGGAGTGATTAGCGAGGACACGGGATTTTTGCCGGAGGAATTACACTCGACATTCAAAGCAATGTTTTTGACTGACCACACGAAAAAAATTCCGTTAGTTCGTAGCACGACAGCTCTCGACTCGGGAGAGTTCACGATCTACCTCGACAAGATTGTGCAACTTTGTCGGGAGAAGTTAGAAATCGAGTTGCCAAGTCCAGAGGACATCTACTTATAAATTGTTTAAAAATATGTTAACAATAAAAGACTTTACGGAAATAAAAGAATACAATGGGGGATTATTTATTGCCTACTTCGGAGATTATTACATTACTATTTTTTTAGAAAAGGAAAAGATTGGCTCGTCAATTTGTAGTGATTGCAAAGTTATAGCAGTGGGAGAGATAAAGGTTGAAAGAGTTGAAAAAATAAAAAAAGGACAATACAACGAAAGGCTACAAAAGTGTTTAAGTATCGCAAATAAATTCTACAAAGAATATATTGCTTAAAAATATGCAAACCACAATCTACATTACAATCTCGGTTGCAATGATGGTTATCTCCGGTTTGGTATTTGTTGGGGGTTGCAATAGCAAGAACGGAAATCGCCTTGCTATTGCCTCGTTCATCATCGCCATTGCCGGAATGATTATCTTGATTTTTTAAAATTATGCGACCAATACCACAAAAACTAAGGAACGAGATAGCTCGTGACCCTTTTATGTGCAAGTGCATTTACAAGGGAACAGACGGGGGAGGGGATTGTCAAGGCAAAGTCGAGTGGGAACACGCTTGGCTTTATGCAGGAAAGCAAATCAATGAGGCTTGGGCGATCGTGCCGGTTTGCACATATCATCATCGAGGGAAAGGCCTCAATAAAGAGTTCAATCAATACAGAGCAATTATCAGGGCCGACATTGAGGATTTATGCGAAAGAATGCCAAAGAAAAATTGGCAACAAATTTATAAATTTTTAAAAAATAAATATGAAAATAGAAAGTAAGAAAATTTTTAATTTTTTGATTATAATTTCATTAGTCATTGCTTTTGTTGGAACTGTTTTCGCTGTCGTGCTTTATTTGGAGGGAATTGAAAAAAACTACGATTTGAGATGTCCAAATATGGCGGGAGTGGTTAGAGATGATTGCATTTGGTGCGAGGAAAATGGTGGCAGATATATTTATACTGGTTGGGGACGGAATTGTGTTTTTCCTCCAATACAAAAATAGTTTATGAAAAAAGAGCTGATGAAATTAGCAGAGAGGTGTGTTGGTGAAATGCCAAAAGGCTCTCGGTGGAAAAGAGATGACAGGGTTGCTTTGGTTTATGCAGTATTGTATAAATTAAGTAATGCAAATAAAAACAAAAATATTAAAATTAAAAAATAATAACGGGAGGGTAGTTTAATCGGCTAAAATATTGGTCTCCAAAACCGAAGAAGTGAGTTCGAAACTTGCCCCTCTCGCTAAATAAAATTATGAACGAGTTTAAATTTACAAGTCCGTTATCTGTTACACTGCCAAGAAAAACAAAGGCAGACAAAAAAGTTTTGCTCAATCTCAATGTTTATCGCAATTTGCATTTTATGATAAACAATCAAGTAAAAGAAAAATATTGCGATGATATGGAATTGCAATTGTCGGGAGTAAAATTTGATAGGCCAATAAAAATAAAATTTGTATTGTGGAGGGCAAGAGGTGGTCGATTGGACCGGTCGAACATCTTGTCAGTTGTGGAAAAGTTTTTTTGTGACGCACTCGTTCATTATGGTTGCATAAAAGACGATGATGACAATCATATTATATCGACACAATACGAAACGGGGGGAATTGATAGGGAATACCCTCGCGTTGAAATAACTATTGCTAAGGTTTAAAAAATAGTGTATAATAAAATTATGGAGAATTTAAAAAATGAAAATCAAAAGCCAAGTTTTTGGGCAGTATTGCCGGCAAGTGTGAGATATGATGAAAAGGTCGGCTCTACGGCTAAATTGCTATTTGCTGAAATAACAGCATTGAGCAACATTGAGGGGTATTGTTGGGCCTCCAATCAATACTTCGCCAATCTTTACAAAATTAGTATTACACAAGTCAGTCGATTGATTAAGGAATTAGAGGACAGAGGATTTTTAAAAAGTTTTGTTGACGCAAGGACTGGAAATTTAAGAAAGTTATACCCACAAATAGTCGGGGAGGAAATACAAGGACCGGAAATCAAAAAGGGGAAATCTTTTGTTGAAAAGTTTGATGAGCAGATTGGAGTTTTACCAATCGAGCTAAAAGAGGAGAGAGAGGCTTTTCTTGATTATTGGACTGCAAAGAATGAGGGAGGAAAAAAAGAGCATTGGCAAAAACAAACAACCTTTATGATGAAACAGCGTTGGGCTACTTGGTTGAGAAATCGAAAGAAATGGGCAAAGCCGGAGAAGTTGCCAAGTGATAAAGAAATCAGAGAAAAGACAAAGGCAATTTCAGAAAGCAAAGCACAAGAGGACGAAGTGCAAAAGCAATTGAAAGAAATGAGCAAGCCACGATCAAGAGAGGAACAGGAAAGAATAGACAGAAAGCTCGCAGAGATGAGGGCAAATTTATCAAAAAAATTAACAATTGGAGTATGAACACAAAAATAGCAAAAAAAATAAGAAAAAATACAAAGCATACTTTTGTTTTGTATTTAAGGGAAAGGCCGAAGTTCTTGCCTCCGTTTATTTGGAGATTATGTGCTTTGGCTATTTTTAATAATAACGGCTTAAAATTGGTCGGTGCTTTTTATGGGGTTGGAGAAACAATCGAAATAAACGGCAAAAAATATAAAGTTAAAAAATAAAAATATGATAACAAGAGAAATAGTCGCAAGAAATTTAATTTTTAGATTTAATTACGACTCAAAGTTTAAAAGAAAAAAGGGGGAAATTAAGCAAGAGGTTAGATATTTTTTAATAGGTGCATTGCCTGCACTTATTGAGTTAGAAAATGGCGACAAGGAAAGGGTCGCGATCAACCACGCAATACAGGTCAAGCAAGGGGCTTTTTTGAGGGTGTTAGACGGACAAAAGTTTTTAGATTTAAAGAAAATACAAAGAGAGTTCAAAAAGAAATTTCCAAAAAATAGCATTGACTTTGATTATAGCAAAGACGCAGAAATTTTATTGTATGAGATGACAGTAGCAGTTGATAAAATAATAAAAACAAAAATATTTAACAATAAGAAAATAAAAGACATTTTTATTATTAAAGGCTAATACTATGAAAATAATCAATAAAAAAATCGATGACCTAAAACCCTCCGAGTATAATCCAAGAAAAATTGGCAACAAGGAAAAAATGGAGTTGACCAAGTCATTGAAAAAATTTGACTTCGTTCAGCCTATTGTTGTCAATGTAAACAAGAAAAGATTTAATGTGATTGTCGGTGGTCATCAAAAAGTTAAAATCGCAAAAGAGTTGGGCCACAAGGTTGTCCCCTGTGTCGAGGTTGACTTAGACATCGAGCAAGAGAAAGAGCTTAATTTGAGATTGAACAAAAATGGTGGAGAATTTGATTTTGCCTTATTGGGAAATTTAGACAAGGAACTTTTGAGGCAGGTCGGTTTTTTAGACAAAGAAATAAACAAGGCAATAGCAGACAATTCGGAGATAGCACAAGAGGAGGAATTTACAACTGAAATTTTAGAGGAGAATAATTACATCGTTTTTACATTCGACAATTCAGTCGATTGGCTCACGATCGAGGACAAGTTCGGTTTAAAGGCCGTCAATGCCAAAGATAGCAAAGAGGATTATCGCAGAAAAGGAATTGGCAGGGTGGTTAATGGCAAAAAATTATTAGAGTTATTAGGTTAATTTTTTATAAACTAATTTTAAAATTATGGCGAAAACACAAATGAAGTTCAAAATGAAATCAATTGGGGTCGAGGGAAATCGACCAGAGTGGACCATTAAGCTAAAAAGCGTTTTTGGTATCGATGAGGCAAAAAGAATTTACACAGCGAGCATTGAGGTTGACCAAGAGCATTTTGCAAGTCGGATTGATGAAGTCAATCAAAGAATTTTACAAGCAGAAAAGCAACCCGATATGTTTGACGATAGCAAGGCCTCAATCAAGGAATATAAAAATCAAATCAAAGACATCGAAAGAGAAAAAGCAGAGGCAGAGGCAATGGAGATTGAAAACTTTGGAACATCAGCAAGCATTGTTGATTTTGAAAAAGGATTGATGACATTGTCGGTTGTTGAGGAGGTCGCATTGGGGATTGTTAAAATTAGAAATAATTTTGACGCTTACATTTTAAATTTAAGCTAATGGCTATGTATCAAATTGCAATACCAAGTTACAAGAGAGCAAGCGATTGCCAAACAGCAAAATTGTTTAGTCGTGGAATTATATTTTGCCACGAGTTTGAGGTCGAGGAATACAAAAAACATAATAGAAATAAAATCATCGCAATACCGGACAATTTAGCAGGGAAAGGAATGGCCGTGATTAGAAACTTTATGCTCGACAACACAAAGGAAAACAATGTTGTTTTTTTAGATGACGACATCAAGCAGTTTGGTTATTACGAGAATTTGCAATTGTTTATAATGAGCGAAAATGAGGTCTACCACTTTTTTGATAATGCTTTCAGAATGTCGGAGGAAATGGGGACGAAACTTTGGGGAGTAAATTTACAAAGCGACAAAAAGTTTTATCGGGAATACTCCCCTTTTAGTTTGTCATCGGTTATACTTGGCCCGTGTATGGGGATTACCAAAGACAAGGATTTGAGATTTGATGAGAGGTTGGGGTTAAAGGAGGACTATGACTATTCAATTCAGGTTCTTCGAAAATTTAGAAAGATTTTAAGATTTAATAAATATCATTATGTTTCAGCCCACATCAAGAAAAAGGGTGGCTGTGCATCATATCGCACAATGAAGAAGGAGGAAGAACAGGCGAAATTATTTCAAAAGAAATGGGGTCGCTCTGTTGTTCAGATTAAGAGAAAAACTCAGGGAGGAAATCTCTCAATCAATCCGGTGGTTCATTGTCCAATCAGAGGTATATGAAAAAAATTAAATTGGCACAAGGAAAGTTTGCGATAGTAGATGATGAGGATTATCTTGTTCTTTCTCGGTTTAAGTGGAGAATTGGAATACAAAATCGGTATAGCAAAGAAATCGTTAGTGTTGTTAGGAGAATAACTGACAATGGGAAACCTGTTGATTTAGCATTAGAATATAATATTTTACCTTATAAAATAAATAGAATTATTTTACATCTAAATAAAGACTGGCTTGATTTCAGGAAAATAAATTTAATTTATGCAACACATAGTTTATTCAGGCATTCATCAACAAAAGCTGAAAATAAAACATCAATCTATAAGGGGGTTTCGTTATCTGTTAGGGGGTCAAAAATAAAGCCTTGGCGAGGAATGATAACAAAAAGAGATAAAGATGGAAAAAGGGTTTCTTATAGAAAGAGTTTTGAAACAGAAAGAGAGGCAGCATTATTCTACAATAAAAAAGCAAAAGAACTATATGGAGAGTTCGCATACCAAAATGAAGTGGGAAAATCTAAAAGAAAATAAATGTCCGACTTGCAGTTCTCGTTTAAGGACTGCCGGAGGCTATGAGGGGCAAGGAGTTCTAAAATGCGATGAGTGTGGGTTTATGTGTCGGGAGAGGAGAGCAAGGCAGATATTGGAAAATATGGACTCCACGAAAGAGATGAAAAGCCTCGACCAGTTAGCAGATGAGTTTTTAAAAAAGCACAATCGATATATACCTAAATATTAAAACTATGCAAAAAGTAAATAAAACAAAAATTTGGATTACAGCAATAATTTTCACAGCCTGTCTTTATTGGTTAGAGGCATACTTTGGAAAGATGATTGTTGGTTGGGTAGGAATAGACATCAGCTTACTCCAAGCGTTGGTTATAACAACGATCATAAATTTCTTTATAGGATTTTTTAACATTTTTAAATATGGAAAGAAAAAAACAACTTAAAACAGAAAAGATGAAATTTAAGATTGAGGGGGTTAGCAATAAGCCTAAAAAATTAAAGTTTAATGTTGAGGTAGCAAAGGAAAGGAAAGAAAAAAATAAAAACAAATCCAACAAATCCAATACTCCTATAAAGGTTGATAGTTGGGGCAGAGATATTTCATCGGTTGCTTTGAGAATAGAAAGGGACAAGGAAAGAGTTTTGAAAGAATTGGGAAAGACTTTTGGAATAGTCACTAATGCAATTGCTAAGGTTGGGATTGATAACTCCACTTTTTACAAATGGTTTAAAGAGGACAGCGACTTTGCTCAAAAGGTTGAGGAGGTGCAAAATGGTTTTGATGTTATCGTTGAGGACAAACTAAAACAAAAGATAATTCAGAATGACGGGCATTCTATTCGTTTTTACTTGTCGCACAGAGTTAAGAAATACCGACCGAATGTTGGAATAGGGCAGGCCGATGACTTAGAGCCTGTTAAATTTATAATCGAGAAATATCAAGACGGAGATGAAAAAGACAATGATTAAATTTAAAATATGCGAGAGATTAAATGGAAACAAACAGAAAAGCAACAGATAGCTTGGAAAAAGTTAGTTGATAAAAACACAAGAGAGATAATTTTTGGAGGTGGTGCAGGTGGGGCAAAATCTTTTCTCGGTTGTGGTTGGATTATTTTAATGGCGACAACATTCCCGGAAACAAGGTGGTTGATTGGCAGAAAGAAATTAAAGAGATTAAAAGAAACAACATTGAAAACTTTTTTTGAGGTCTGTAAAAAATGGGGAATAAAAAAAGATGTGCATTTTACATATAACTCACAGGACGGGGTTATTGTTTTTTTTAACAAAAGCGAAGTCCTGTTGAAAGACTTGGCTCATCAGCCCAGCGATCCGAATTACGATGAGCTTGGGTCTTTGGAGTTGACCGGTGCTTTCGTTGATGAGGTTGGACAGATTACTTATCGATGTTGGCAAGTTTTGACCTCTCGTATTAGATATAAATTGGACAAGTATGATTTAACTCCAAAATGTTTGGGGACTTGCAATCCGACAAAGGGTTGGGTCTACACTTATTTTTACAAGCCGTTTAAAGACAAGGCTCTCGAAAGTTCAAAGGCTTTCATCAGAGCATTAGCAAAAGATAATCCGTTCATCTCAAAGCATTACATCAAACAATTAGAGGGTATCAAAGACAAGGCCACAAAAGAGAGGTTGTTGTTTGGCAATTGGGAATATGATGACGACCCCTCTTGTTTGTTTGACCTCGATGTTATACAGGATTTATTTAAAACAAAAACAACAAAGCATAAAACAAAATATCTCTCGGGAGATGTTAGTCGTAAAGGTGGGGACAAAATGCCTCTTGGTGTTTGGGAGGGATTACAATTGAAAAAGGTTATTGTTATACCGGACAATATTAGAAAAGACACAAAAGAGAGTGCGAGGTTTATTGAAAGGGTTTTGCAGAGAGAGGGAATTCGCAGGTCGCATTGTGTTTTAGATGAGGACGGAGTTGGTGGTGGAGTTGTTGATAACTTGGACTGTGTTGGGTTTGTCAATGGCTCATCGCCAGTATTAAGTAGGCACGAAAGATTGAAACAGAAAAAAGGGGAATACTATGTCAATTATGGAAATCTAAAAACTCAATGCTATTTTAAATTAGCAGAGTTAGCAGAGGCAGGAGAGATTGGGATTGATGAAAACGCTTTTCTCGATAGTAAAGACAAAGACGATTTTATTGAGGAATTGGGCCAAATAAAGCAGAGAGATGTCGACAAGGACGGCAGGATTTATTTAGTTGGGAAAGATGTCATCAAGGAGAACATCGGACGATCACCGGACTTCTCCGATATGGTTATGATGAGAATGTATTTTGAGGTTAAGGTCAAGGTCAAGTTGGACATCATCAGCCTTGATTAGTTTATTGCTTGATTTATTAAAAAGTGCTATAATTTAATTATAAAAACATAACTTAAAATTTTATGGGATTACTAGATAGAATATTTAACAGGAGTGAGAAAAAAAGTGTGCCAATGTCTTTTTTCTACAATTCGGGAATTATGGCGAATGTAGTAACGAGGGGGGACGCCTTAGATTTTTACAAGTCTTGGGTTTATGCCTGCGTTGCAAAGAGGTCAATGGCTATTGCAGGAATTGACTTTCACCTTTATCAATTAAAGGGCGACAAAGTGACTGAAATTTTAAGTCACCCACTTCTTGATTTATTGTATAAGGTCAATCCCGAAATGACAAAATTTAATTTCTTGCAATTAAGTATTATTTACAGAGATTTGCTTGGTGCAAGCCCTTGGATTTTAGAGGGTGGAGATAGCAATGGAAATAATCCAAAAATGATTTACCTTGCAAGACCGGAATTTTTTAGAGCAGAGAAAAACAAAGAGGGAAAAATAACAAACTATGTTTATGAAATCGGGACATACAAAAAAGAATTCTCTCCGGAGAATGTTATTTTTTTAAAAAATTATAATCCAAAAGACCCCGACAGGGGAATTGGTATCATCGAGGCAATTAGAATGACTGCCGAGAATGATGACTATATTATACAAACCAATAACAACCTTTTGAAAAATGGTGCAGTCCCGGGGGGATTTTTAGAAACAGAGGAGGAAGTCAACTCAAAGGAAAGGAAAAGGTTGGAAAAGAAAACAAGAGCAAAGTTTGGTGGTTATGAAAATGCTTACAAGGTCCAAATACTACAAGGAGGTATGAAGTTTAAACCAAACATAATTCCTCCCCGTGATTTAGAGTTTATGGAGGGCCGTAGATTTAACAGAGATGAAATCGCCGCTATTTTCGGAGTGCCAAAATCTTTGTTGACTTTCGATGATGTTAATCTTGCAAGTGCAAAGACCGGAGAATATCAATTTGCTAAATGGACACTTGAACCAATGGCACAAGAAATCTTTGAACAATTAAATGAGTTTTTAGTGCCAAAGTTTGGAGAGGATTTGTGGTTAGACTTCGAGCCAATCGCAAGGGCAGATGAGGAGTTAGAAATCAGAGAGAACGAGGCCTCTTGGAATAAGTGGAAAACTACAAACGAGATTAGAGATAGTTTGGGATTACCCGCAATCGACGGGGGCAATTATATTTATATGCCTTTTAGCACAATTCCAATGATGAGTGGTAAAGAATTAAAAGCAGATAATATTTTAAAAATTGGAAGTGGTCGCTCAATTGAAAGCAGATTGCCATTGAAAAAAGAATTGTATTACAAAAAAAGAATTCTCAATCGAAACTATAAGACAAGAGCAATGGTCAAGGGAATAACCGACAAGGCTTTCAAGAAATTAGAAAACAGAACAATCAAGTCTTTCCGATTAGTCGATGAGGCTCAAAAAAAAAATCTAACTGACGGACAGATTGAAACCTTTTACAAAAAGAGAATGACAGAGGAGGTTGTTTTAGAAAATCATTGGAGGGACGAGTTCAAGAAGTTTTTTAAAAATCAAAAAGAAAGATTTGTTGATAAGTTAGAAAAATCAAAAAAGGGATTAGCAAGTGAAATCGGAATTGATGTTGCCGGAGAAGTGTCAGCAACATTCGAGTTGATTAGCCCTTTGATGTATGAAACTTTAATGGTCGGGGTTAAACAGGCGAGTGAGTTAGTTGACCAACCAATTATCAGCGATCTTGATTTTTTAAGAGAGTGGCTTGATGATGTTGGAAAGCAAGTCGCACAAGAAATCACAGACACCACAATCGAGGCCTTTGACAAAACATTGAGAGAGGGAATTGAACAAGGCGAGGGAATAAAAGACCTAACAAGCAGAGTTGAAAATGTCTTTGACTTCGCAACAAAGAGTAGAGCAGAAATGATTGCTCGAACAGAAACAGCGAGAGGCGTCACAGAGGCCCACAGACAAACTTATGACTATTATGGGTTTAGTGAGGTTAAGTGGCTTTTAGCACCCGGCTCTTGTGAGGTTTGTGAACAATTAGCACAGGACGCTTGGAATGTTGACTCAATCAAAGGAGAGATACCAGTCCACCCAAATTGTAAATGCGACTTTACGCCAATATTTAAGAGATAAAAAATTTGGCATATTTTCAAAAATGTGCTAAAATTAAAATATAAATAAATTTTAAAACTATGTTGAATAATATGGAAAAAAAACAAGAGGCAAAAATGAACATTCGATTGAATGTGCCTGTCAGCTTTAAGATAGTAGAAAGTAAAGCAGACGGAGAAAAAGGAGTTGTTGAGGCTTATGTGTCAATCTTTGACAATGTTGATTTAGTTGGAGATGTCATTGTTAAAGGTGCTTTTGCAGAAAGCCTTGCAAAGAAACTTCCTGTCGGTGTTTGGTCGCATAATTGGGACGAGCCGATTGCAAAGACATTAGAGGCAAGGGAGGACGACAAAGGTCTTTACATAAAAGGAAAATTTATTGAGGGAGTTCAGAGAGCAGAGGAGGCTTACAAACTTTTAAAAGAGGGCGTGATTACAGAATTCTCAATTGGCTTTCGTGTATTAGATGACGAATGGAGAGAGGACGGAGTTCGAGTGATTAAAAAGGCAAAACTCTACGAATGGTCACCCGTTCTTGCAGGTGCTAACCCCGACACAGAAGTGATTAGCGTTAAGTCAGAAAAAAAATGCGATGATTGTGAGAATGAAGTGCCGGAGAACAACGATCAAGT